AATGCTGCTAATATTGCAGATAAAGTCATCCATTTGTATAATCAAGAAACTATCAGTGCTATTATGGCGGAGATGAAACATGAGTATACTGATGAAGGCAAGTCAGGTACAATCATAAAGTCGCGTCAATTGGAAGATATTTTCTTCTTGAAGCGTGGCTTTAGATTTTGTCCCGAATTGCACCGTACAGTAGCCCCTCTTAAAATTGAAGTGATTTATGAGATGTTGAATTGGACGCGCAATACGATTGATCCTAATGTTATTCTTATGTCTAATATTAATACAGCTTTTCGCGAAGTGGTCAATCATGGCAGAGATGCTTATGATGAACTATATCGTGGAATTATGCGAATTGCTGTTAAACTTCCTGCTATTCCACAAATTTCTACTTATGAACAATATTTGCATGATCTTACTTATCTTGCAGATGAAGTTTATGAGTTTTAAGGTCAAAATGTGATCTTGCTTTTCTATACAAATTTTAGAGGTTAATTAAAAGGAAAGTAGTGCTATTTTGATTACTAGGTTAGTTATTTAACTTTACAATCCAGGATGCCTAGTGGCAGCCCCACAATATCCAGGATACCCTCTATGCGACTTTATGGATTAGGTAGTCTTTAGGTCTAAGATATTTACCTGCTACATTTCAAAATAATTCAAATATTGAAAATGAAGATCGTCAAATTACGTCTGAACAGCGCGAAATTGTGCACTTCACTAGTGAAGGAGTTACCCCTTCGACTACTGCAGTGCCTGATATCGTTAACCTTTCAACTGATTATTTGTCAATGACAACACGTGAAGAACGTATTCACACGATCAAAGATTTTCTTTCTCGTCCTATTATTATTCAAACTGGTTTATGGAGTCAAACTCAGGCTACCGAAACTCAGTTGTACACTGCTAATTTTCCTGAGGTTCTTATATCTAATACTATGTATCAAGAAAAATTACGCGGCTTTGTTGGTCTTCGAGCAACCCTCGTTGTCAAGGTTCAGGTTAATTCTCAACCCTTTCAACAGGGACGTTTGATGCTTCAATATTATCCTTATGCTCAGTATATGCCTAATAGAGTTTCATTGGTTAATGCCACTCTTCAAGGACGTTCTGGTTGTCCCAGAACCGATTTGGATTTGAGTGTTGGCACTGAAATTGAGATGCGTATTCCCTATGTGTCTCCACATGTTTACTACAATTTGATTACGGGCCAAGGTTCTTTTGGAGCTATATATCTTGTTGTATATAGTCAACTCCGTGATCAGATCTCTGGTACTGGGTCAGTTGAGTACACTGTTTGGGCACATCTGGAAGATGTAGATATTCAGTATCCAACTGGTGCAAATATTTTTACAGGCTCTGCTCCAAATATGGCTAGTATTGCCAATCAAATTTCCTCGGGTAAATTTACTCAAGAGGATATGCGAGCTTTGTGGGACTCACGAGCCTATGAGAAGCATACTGATAGAATCTTTGCTCAAGTTGGTTCTGAGTTGAAACAGCTTAAAGATAATGCTTCACCCTCGGCTGGTATTGGTCAAATTTCTGAGGGTTTGAATACACTGTCACGAATTCCGGTATTGGGTAACATGTTTACTCGTCCTGCCTGGATTTCTGCACAGGCCGCTAATATCTTCAAAATTTTAGGTTTTTCTAAACCAACTGTTCAGGGTTTGCCATGTGAGTCTAAACTTCGTGGTCAGGTTCGTATGGCAAATTTTGATGGTGCTGATTCTTCTCACAAACTTGCTTTGTCTTCTTCAAATGAAATAGAAACGAAATCTGGTTTGGCTGGCACGTCAGCTGATGAGATGGATTTGTCTCATGTTGTATCTATTCCTAATTTTTGGGATAGATTTACATGGTCTACTACCAATCTTACTAATGCTATTCTTTGGGACAATTTTGTGACTCCTTTTAAAATAAAAGCTTATTCAGACACAATTACTGATAGATTTCGTTGTACTCACATGGGTTATGTTGCTAATTCACATGGCTATTGGCGTGGTTCTATTGTTTATACTTTTAAGTTTGTTAAAACTCAGTTTCATTCTGGCCGTCTT